TATAGCCGTGCGATGCCGATGCCTAATGACAAATCAGATAGCGACAAGCCTCTATATGATGATTCTCTCGATGCAAACAATCCTGATAATTTCAATAAGTTCAACAATTTTGAAGAAGAAGAAATCGTAAGAATATGAACGTAGATGACGGTACTTTGAGTTTTGGCACTGCCATTGATATGGGCGGTTTCGATGAGGGCATGAACCACATCGAGGGCAAGGTTTCTGAGATAGGAGAAAAGGCAGAGGCTGAGAGTTCGAGAATATCTGAACTCTTAACCAATATCCCTGATGTCAATATCGATATTATCACCAATGCCTCTGAGTCGCTCGCCGTCATTCAGCAAGGTTTCGATGAGATTGATAGGGTTGTCGATACCAATAAGGCAGCAATCAGAGACCTCGAAAAGGAATATGCTACCCTATCCGATAAGATTAAGACTGCATACCGAAAGGGTGATTCAGGAGAGGTCAAGCGGCTCAAAGAGGAAAAGAGAGCTATTCAGGAGAATATCGCAATCCGAAAGAAAGTCAATGATGAAGCTGCAAAGACTGCTGATGCTCTCGCTGCAACAGAGAGGCAGTTGAAGAAAGAGGCTGAGGAAGCTGCAAAGAACGCATCCAAGCATGAGAATCTGCGTACCAAAATCCGTGAGCTGAAACTTGAACTCGTGGAGATGGAGGCAGCAGGTCAGCGAAATACTGATAAATACAAGGAAATCCAAGAGGAAGTCGGTCGATTGACCGATGCTTGGAGTGATGCGACCGCTCAGGCTACTATCCTCGCTCACGACCAAAGAGGAATGCAGGGTATCATTGTGGGTCTCTCAGGTGTATCGGGCGCAATGTCGGCAGCTCAGGGAGCGGTCGGTCTCTTTGCAGGAGAGAATGAGAATCTGCAAAAGATAATGCTCAAAGTGCAGTCTCTCATGGCTATCACGATGGGATTGCAGCAGCTTCAGGCAGCACTCGACAAAGATTCAGCATTCCGTCTTGTTACCCTCAATGGTCTCAAACAACTTTGGAATAAGCTCATCGGAGAAAGCTCCGATGTCATCGCAACTGAGAATGCAGCCATCACGGAGAATGCAGCAGCTCAGGAACTCGATGCGGCAGCGACCACTACCGATACGGCAGCTCAGACAAAGAATAACGCATCTACCGTAGCAGGAACGACTGCACAGGTCGCCAATACCGCTGCAACAAAATCGGCAACCGCAGCAACCGTAGCAGGAACTATCGCAACAAGGGCTGCATCTATCGCTCTGAAAGGATTGAAAGCGGCTCTCATATCAACAGGCATCGGTGCAATCATCGTGCTTGTCGGAGAGTTGGTTTCATGGCTCACCACTCTCTTTGATTCTATATCAGAGGCAGAGGAACGAGAGAAAGACCTTAATGAGGTGATGGATGAGGGTGCAAAAGCCTACGGAAAGGCTCAGGCAGAGATTTCGGGATATATCACCAAGATAGAGACATTCAATGGTACAAAGAAGCAGGAGAAAGAGTTAGTCAAAGAGCTTAACTCTAAGTATGGAGAGGCTCTCGGATATTATAATTCCCTCTCTCAATGGAAAAATGTTCTCATTACCAAAGGTGAAGCCTATTGTCAGATGCTGCTCAAAGAGGCAGAGGCACAGGCTATCCTGAATAAATATACTGAGGCATTCATCGCTCTTGAAGAAGCTCGTCACAAGAAAGCGAGCGATTATGGACATTGGTACACCACCAAAGCAGGAGATGAGCAGCGTAAGAAAGAAGCTATCGAGGATGCTCAGAATACCGCTGATTATTGGATGCAAGCCTATAAGGATAAGATGGCAGAGGCTCAGAGTGTGAAGATTGATTTCAATATAGGCGGTCATACCGACCCGAAATCAGGCGGCAGTAGAGGCGGTGGAAAGAGTGGCTCAGACTTCGACCCGAAGAAAGCTGCTCTCGAAACTCAGAAAGCCATCGATGACTACAAAGATAAGGTCAAGAAGTATCTCAAAGGAGCGAATGATGAGGTGAATCAGCTCATTATCGATTCTCAGGAGGAAGGTCTTGTCAAGGAACTCAATGTATCTCGGAGTGCTACTCGCAGAAGACTCGAAGATTGGGAAAATCAGCTCAGGCAGCTCGCAGAGCAGAGGAAAGCTATGCTCAAAGCGGTATATATGCAGCAGAAAGGAGCTACTGAGGTCGGTTGGTCTGAATCTGATGCAGGAAAGAAATCTATCGAGCAATACATGAAAGATTTGCTCGCTGATGAGAATATCTCTAAGGAGTATTATCGTGTCCGTCAGCAAATCACAGAGAATGGAGAGAATGAAATCATGCTCATCCGTCAGAAATACGATGATATGCTGATTGAGCAATATGGAACGAATCTGCAAAAGCAGGAACTTCTGCATCGTAAATGGATGAATAAGATGAAATTCCTCCCTGCTGAATATGTCGCAGAGGCAACAAAGCAGATGGATGAAGAATTCGCTAAACTCAGTTCAGAGAATTTCAAGGAACTCATAAATTGGGAAAGTGTATTCGGTTCTCTCGATAAGCAATCCATCCAATCCCTGCAAATCAACCTCGAAAGAGTGAAAAAGTATTTCGAGGAAAATAAGGCTACGATGGATGGCAAGGAAATCAAGGAATATACCGATGCTATCAAGCAGATGGAAGATGAGATTGCCTCTCGCAATCCCTTTGCTGCTATGCACAAATCCATCAAGGATATGTCGGCGGCAAAGACCGAACTCCTGAACGCTCTTAAAGAACTCTCAACCGCTCAAATCGAGTTGAATGCAGCAGAGGAAGCGTATAAAAACGCTATGCAGGAACAGAGAGATGTCATTGATGCTGTCGAGAGAGGCGAACTCGCCCAAGATTGCCAACAACAAGCGGATGCAGCCGATAATCTGAGACAGGCTACTGAAAGGCTTGCAGCGGCTCAGAAAAAGAATGCACAGGCTGAGAATAGTGTAATCAATTCCCGAAATAATCTCACTCAATCATATAAGAGCTTTGCTCAGAACTTGAAGAATGCAGGAGGCGTGATTAAAGATGTCGGAGGAAAGGCTAAGAATCTCGCTCAGGTATTCTCGGATGACCTTGCAGACGGAATCGGCAAAGGTCTCGACTTCATGGATGAGATTTTGGGAGCTGCTACCGATGTCATCAGTGCAGTTTCAGATGTCGGAAAGGGTGCTGCAAAAGGAATTGAGGCGACCGTTGATGCAGCGGCTCAGGGAGCGACCGCTTCGGCAGCAGCAGGAGCATCCGCTATATCTACCATCGAGAAAGCATCTGTCATCCTTGCAGTCATCTCGGCAGCTCTGCAAGTGGCAACCGCTATCGCTAATCTATTCAATGACGATGATGAGAAGCAAGAGGAAATCGAACGTTTGCAGCAGCGTATAGACCAGCTCCAATGGGAATTGGATAATGAAGATGTTGTAAGGCTTCAAGAAAAATATGGCGATGCGGTTGCAAAGGTTAGGGATATATATAATGAGACTCTAAATGCTTGCTATGCCCTGCATCAAGAAGAAATGAATGGCGCAGACATCTTTACGAAGATAAGAACTCGAATGATTGCGCAGAATGAAGCTTATCAAAAGTCTATCGAAAAGATTGCTGATTATTGGGCAAATATAGATTATACTGCCAATCGTGCGCTTGGCTCAGTCAAGTATGACGAAGCTCGTGATAAGCTCAAAAATATGGCAGAACAACAACTGCTCATCCAACAGCAAATCAACGCAGAGAAAGATAAAAAGGATACAGATTGGGGTTCTGTCTCTGACATGGAGGATAAGATAAGGGAATTGGCTGGAGAAATGGCTGACCTTATCAATGAGCTTATGGATGATATTATAGGCTCAACCGCAGAGGATTTGGCTCAGACTTTGGGAGATGCTTTCTTTGATGCAGTTGCACAAGGCGAGGAAGCTATGGAGGCTTGGCATCAAAAGGTCAATGAAATAGTCAGAGATATTCTTAAACGGATGCTCGTTTCTCAGTATTTAGAGCCAAAAATCGGTGAAATCTTTGATAAATATCGTAATCGTTGGTTTAAGAATGGGCAATTCCAAGGTATTGAAATTGTGCGTAATTCTGCTAATGATTTCGCTAATGACTTGAATCAAGCAGGAGAAATGTTTTCGGGTATGTTTTCTGCGCTTGATGAAGCAACAAAGAATTTGCTTGAAGATACCGCAGAGAGGCAGGGAGAGAGCAGAGGTATAGCGACCGCATCTCAGGATAGTGTCGATGAGAATAATGCTCGCCTCACGACCATTCAGGGGCATACCTATTCACTCGTGCAGGGAGTGACTGAACTCAATGCTACGAGTAATCAGATTCTCGCTCGTGTAACAGGAATCGAGCGAAATACCGATGAGACAAATAATAAGCTCGATAATATGAATACTCGTATCAAGCGTATCGAGGATAGTGTGGACGATATTCAGCGAGCAGGAATCAAGATTAAAGTGTAAAGCGATGAAAGAGATTAAAGAAGCACAAGAGAAATGGAAAGCTGCCAAGAATGCAGCTCAGAACCGATGCGAGAAATCTCATAATTATGAGATGGCTCGTAAGCTCGGAGCGTGTCAGATGTTCACAGGTGAGGAATCTATGGAGGAAATGATTAACCTCATGTTTTCACCTCAGGGCGCAGAATTCCTCACAGAAAACCATTTCCCCGACATCGCAACATTCCGAAAGTTCAAAAAATATCATCCTGAGCGATTCGGAGTCTATATCGATGCAGGGAAAATCACGCTCTCAGAGGCTCGAAAAGCTTTCTTGGTAGGTAATACCATTGCAGAGATGAAATACTCTCAAATCGCAGGAAATCGCTTGATTCTGATGTGTGGGGCATCTGCTCATATTGAAGCTTCGGGATATTCCATCGTGAAGATAGAGAAAGATGATGTCTCAAAGGTAGAAATCGTGAAATCTGATTATGCTAAGGTATTGCAATGAGAGAGACAGGAAAATTATTCATTGATGGTCGGGATGCTATGCTCGAATATGGCATCTTTGTTGAGAAGGGCGGCTATAAGGGAGTCGTTCAGATGCCATCTTTCAAAACACTCGATACGACCGAATGGGAGGAATTCGATGGTATCGAGGTTGATTTGCTCTCTCCTGTTCTCGATACCCGACAATTTCAGATTCAGTTCTGCATCACGAATGTGCGATATGCTGAGGATTTCTTCGATGACCTTGCCACAGGCGCATATCATAATTTCCAATTCACAGAACTCGGAAAGACCTATCGGCTGAGGATGGTGTCGAATGGCTCATTCTCATCGTTTATAAAGCTCGGAAAACTCACTCTTACCTTTGCTGACGATTTCCCTGTTGTGCCATCAGGAAATCCGTATCAGCTTGGTAAGAGCGAAGTCCGACAATCGGGATATGAGCTTGATGGAATCGATTTCTCTCAGTTCGGCTCATACATTCTCAGAGGCTCAGATGATAGTATCAGGAAAGCGGCGAATATCCGTGATGCTTTGAAGATAAGCGTGAAATCTATCTCAGGAATCGATTATGATGATGAGGAAGTGCATTTCAAGGCAAAAGATGTCACTCTGAAACTACTCATCGATGCAGCGAATATAACCGAGTTTTGGAGACGATACAATTCTCTCTTTGCCATCCTCATGCAGTCAGAATCTCGCATCCTCTATTTCGCAAACCTCCCTGCTGAATATGACTGCTATTATAAGAGCATGAGCGTCTCTAAATTCGAGATATTGAGAGATGGGAAGATTTGGTGTGAGTTCTCTGTGATTCTGACATTCACTGCATATCGTCCTGAAAGCTCATGGATGCT